GGGGGCAACATAACGACCACTAACCAATTGGCCTTGTGGCTGTTGTGTGCCTTGTTGCATCAACATTTGTGCCATTTGTTGTTGGCGGTTTAGCTGTTGTTGCTCTGCAAACAGTTCGGGGGGTAGAGTTCCAATAGCCATATTAATATCCTGCTTGTTGGTATGCTGGGTCTGTGTAATTAGGCATAGGCTGGCTGTAATCTGTTACAGGGGCAGGTTTAGTTGGGTCTTTTTTACGCAACATAGCTGCCATAGCCATTGGGTTCATACCGCCTTGCCCAGTTTGCCCCATTTGCTGATTCATTTGATTTTGCTGTGCAAGTGCAGCATTTTGGTTCTGTTGTTGCGCTGCAATGTTTTGAAAAACAGGCATTAAACCTTGTTGTTCCTGTGGATTAACAGGTTGCATATACGAGCCAACATTAGAAAAGTAATTGTTCATAATTTTCCGTAATCTACGGCTAAGTAGCCGTTATCTAAAGCAACAACAGCATTAGGCATAAGGGTTTGAACTTCTTGTGCCATGACACCAACAAACTTACCGTAACCAGCTAAAGGATGATCTTTAAACTCAGGCTTGTATTCGTATTCATATACGGGTAAACCATTAGGCAACCAATGGATTTGTTTAATGTTTTCTTTCATGCGAATGTCAGAAGCCATAAGTCCAGCAGCACCCAAGCCCATTAAGCCTTGATTAAAGTTTTGCTGGGCTGCTTGTTTTTGATTAAAGTCACCTAATTGAGCGTTGTAGCCCATTTGTGTTGCGCCTAAAATATCAGCACCGCTTGTTGTAGCTTGTTGTGGCGCATTAATAAACGATGGGTTTTGTACCTGTGAACCGCTACGCAATGCACTTAAAGTATTAAGCGGCATATTGTATTTAGTTAATTCTTGGTTAAATGCCTGTTGATTGGCTTGTGAACCAACACCAAAACCTTGCGTTGTAGCACCTAGCAATAAGTCGTTTTCACGCTGGCTTTGCGCCATTTGCGCTCTTTTGTAGGCTTCAGAACCGATTGGAATACCAGCGTTTGCTAGTTTTACATCCAATGCTTCACGACCTTGTTCGATCTGTGGGCGTAAACGCTCCATGTAAGCATCTTGGTATGACTGGCTAGGATTAAAGCCTGTAGATGGCAATTCGGGGTTAAATTCTTGACCCATTGTGCCTTGAACACGACCTAAAGCAGCGTTAATAGTGCCACCAAGACCTAAACTGGCTTGATTTTGATTGTTTAGGAGTTGTTGCCCAATGTCAGAAAGACTTGTAGTAGCAGTCCAAGTAGGGTTGCCGTATGGGTCTGTGCCTGATTGCGTGTAGTTTAAGTTTCCATAAGGAGTAACTTGGTTTACACGATTGGCGGCAGTAGCGGCTCTTGCCGCTTCTAAGTTGCTCTGTGCAGTTTCCCGTGCTGCGCCTGTGTAATCAGGTGCGGCTGGCGCACTTGGCGCAGGGCCTAATCCTAAAAATCCACCACCACCCATGTCATTCTCCTCTTGCTGTTCTTAAAGGGCATTTGATGTCGAGAAAGCGACAATCTTCACGCCTCATAGCCATAATCACTAAATCTCCATCCATGTGAGCATCAGGGATTTCGGCTACCACTTTAAAACCAAGGTGTCGGTTTAATCTTAAGGCAGGTTCATTATCTGCATTAATTTGCCCTAGTATAACGCTAACACCTAGTTTATTAAAGGGGTAATCAAAAGCCGCCCACAATAAATCCCTACTCATCCAATTCACTTCATCTACTGCCGCAATGTGCATTTGACACGCTTTTGGCATAAAACTAGCAAATCCGACTACTGCTACCAAATTACCGTCTATTTCCTGCCCAATACATACTGTTTCTAAAGGCAAGGGGTGGTTCATCATACGAACCAGCCAATCCCCCATGTACTGCTGGTTTTCTGTAGTTACTTTTCTCATAACTGATTACTTAAAGCACACCCCCAAGCTCCATTACATAATCGGTACTTGCCCAATGAAAATCTATTCCTTGCGATGCCACATTGATGTTTACCGATCCGCTAAATCCTAGACCTGATACACCTTGCCAGTTCTTAGTAACCGTTAGTAAACCACCCCAAATTTCCTCATCCCACTTCGCTACATCCCATTTTGCCAATGCTAAAAGCGATGGATTAAACGAAATTTGGTTGGTAAGTGGTACGGTATCAAAATCGGTTGAAATGCCACATAAAACAGTCGGGAAACCGTTATCCGTTTGTAGGATTGGGCGTATTAATGTAAAGCGTTTTAATTGACCACGACTGTCAAAATAGCTGTACGCTTGCTGGCAATTACCAACAATGTTACTGCCGTTATCGGATGTATCAGAATAAAACTGTGCTACATAACCATCTGAGCCAAAGTAAATCTTGTTATCCCCTGCAACTTCCCAGCAAATAGCGTTAAGCCCTGTAAATCTAGCCCATGATTTAGTAATGGTGTGCATTACATACTGGTCATAATTTGTGCCGTTTGGAATGTTTAAAATTAACATATTTTCACTAGCAAAATAGTTAATCTGCCAACCAAACTCATCATAGAAGCTAGTTGCGGCTTGACTTACAGCAAAATAAATCTTATCGGTTAGATTGACACGGGGATCAAGTCTTGAAGATTGAAGGGCGGCAGACATTGGTACAAGACCGTCTTGGGTAAGCAATAGAAGATCACCACCAAATTTAAAGAAGCATCTACGGCTAAAGGTTTGACCCATTTGCCATACGCCTACTTCAGCCCAAGCAGTAGCATCGCTAGGGTTTGTACCTTTGTAGACAATAACTTCACCCATGCTGGTTACAAAAGCGGATAAATCATCTACGCCATAACCAGCATCTAAAGTCCAAGTTCCCATTGCTTGCAAGAAACCACCTGACCTAGCAATTGATCCTAAAGGGAAGTCTAAAGCCAAACCGCCAATGGATTCAACGGGTAAATACCAAAATGTCATGCTGTTCTTTTGCACAAAAAACAGTCTGTTTTGACACATATTGACATTTATAAATACATTACTATTTACGCCTGTAATGCCTAAAACAGTATAAGTGCCGACTACGGAAGCGTTTGCGGCAGGTGCAGAAGCCATTGTGTAAGTAAATGTACTTGCGCCTGTTACGGTAATTGAAAAAGTCCCGTTATAGTTTGCTTCGGTAGCACCTGAAATAGTGACACGATTACCTGTTTCAAGCCCATGCGGTGCTGAAGTAGTCAAAGTAGCGGTTAGGTTACCCGAACCACCCCTTGTAATCGTTGAAATAGTTTGGGCAGTAGTTGTGGTAGCCATCTTGTACCAGCGTGTACCGTCATAAAGCATAGCGGCATCTTGACCGTTTACAGCAATAATAAAGTTGCCACCATCGGTAGAAATCATGCAATGCTGAAATCTGCTATTGCTTAATCCTGTAAATACAGAAGTAGCAGTAGAAGTAGATGCGTTATAGATTACCCCACCAGCAACGGCAAATAGCGTATTTGTACCATTGGCATTGGCGTAATTCATTAGGGTTTCAACTTCGCCCGTAATGCCAATAGAAGTCTTTGTATAGCCTTTTCTAAGCGTTATATCGGTAGGCGTAGGGAAAAAGTTAACCATCTGAACCGCATCTAGCGGATTCATTTCTGCAAGCGAATCCCTAGCGTTCCAGCCACCAATAGGGGCGGCTAAGGAAGTTGTAGTGGCTGTAAACTTCTTAGCGACAGCCATGATTAAGACCCGTAACCAGTATCGGGAATGTTTGCCCAGCCAATAAGAACAGCACTTGGTTGCGGTGCGAAAGATAGGGTAGCAGAACCTTTGTCGTTGGCTTTGGCAACGCTCAAATAACGGCTGTAATCTTGTTGCAATGCAGTAGTATCAAACGACTTAATTTGGAAGTATTTAAGTTTTGTCAGCAATACGATAATTGCGTCATCTAGTACGGATGTATCGGTATCGGCTGTAAAGCTGTTCTTTACTGCATCAGTTATGCTTCTGACCCAACCCTTAGAACGGTACTCAAAACCAAGGTATTCAAGGGTGTTATAGGGTGGCCAAATTTCAAACTTATTGCCAAGAATACGCCAACGAACCCGTGGGCCTGTTGAGATATAGCCTGATTTGAGCCATTGCCATTGCTGTGCATCGACTGGGCCAAGCATCTGCCAATGTTTTGTCTTGTCCCAATGGGTATTATCGGTAATTGTTTCGTAATCAGGCGGTAATGGGTAAATAGTCTTACTAAAAGTGACT